GTGGAAAATTCTCTGATTTATCAGGAACTCCAACAAAATTAAGTGCGTTTACAGATGATTTGGGTTCTTCTCCAACTCACACGCACAGTCAATATTTAACAACGCACCAAGATTTGGGGAATTATTACACTAAAGCTCAAACAGATACGGCAATTTCTACAGCCGTTGCAAATGCAGGACACATAAAAAGAGAAATAGTTACAGCACTTCCTGCCGTTGCTGACGCTAACGAATATACAATCTATATGATATTAGCTTCTGACGGGACTACAGGCGATTTGTATGACGATTATATGTTAATCAATGGAGCTTTTGAAAAACTTGGTAGCAATCGTATAGATTTATCAGGTTACGTTCCTAATACAAGAAAAGTAAACGGCAAAGCGTTATCTTCTGATGTTACCATAACTGCAGATGATTTAGGAGCTACAAAAAAACTAACTGCTACTAACCCTGCTCTTACTGTTTCAGGTGGTGTATGTACTTGGAGCGTGTCAAATACATTAAAATCAGTTGATGTTGTTGTTTCTGTTAAAGAAGTTTCAACAGGAGCAGAGGTTTATGCTGATATTACTTGCACAACAAGCACAATAACTATCAAAATCAATTCTTCAAGCAATATCTCAGCAGGTGTATATAAAGCAACGATAGTAGGTTAATTATATGTCTAAATTCTTAAACATAAGTAAAGATAGCACTTTGGGTGGAAATAGTCCTAGTGATGAGGTCATAAGTTCTCAAAAAGCTATCAAAAATTATATAGATAACAATGCAAGCGGTGGAACTTCGGGAATTTCTATTCAAAAGATTACACAAGAAGATTATAACGCACTTGCAGAAAAAGACGAAAACACTCTATATATCATTTCGACAAAATTCTTGATTTGGGGAAGTGCTGCGTGGGGTGTAGGAACGTGGGGTTTACAAGATGACTAGACCTATAGAAAGTGTAATATATCTAGGCGAAAACCAATTAAATTCGGGTGTACCTTTGTATTTGCAAGGGGAACTGGTCGAGAGAATTTATCTTGGAGAATTAGTTGTATATAGAATAACAGTACCAAAGGCTAAGAAATAATGAGTACAATAACACAGTTAATATGTAATAAATTTGGTGGAATTAGAGAGAGAAACGCTCAATTTACAGAAGATTTGATTACGGCACAAGATATTCAGAATGTAGAACTTTACTACACTGGTGTCAATGGTGGTATAGGTATCAGAACAGCAAAAGGAAACGTTTCCATAAACAATTCGCTAGTTGGTTCAGAGAGAATTATAAATATCTTTGAGAGTGTTCAAAATAAGACTACATACTTCTTTGTTCATACAGAAAATGACGTTCAAGGGAAATTGTATAGATATAATCTTAATTATAATACTCTTGAATTAAAGAAAAGTGGTTTATCTGTAACTGGAGTATCTAACGGCTTCGATATTCAGCAAGGGTGGTCGGACTTGTTCTTCTTCACTAACGGAAAAGAAATGTTTACTCTTGAAATCGGAGCAGTTGACGACAGTGGCAATTCGTCAGAGGTTGTCGATATGATACTTAAAGATAGGGACGGTAGAGATGTTGTAGGTTTGGGTGCTGCCTTATTCAATAATAGATTGTTTATCTTTAGCGGCAACGTCCTTTGGTATTCGGTAACATCTAATATTTATGACTTTTCTACAGCTGAATCTGAATGGACTACTACGGCAGGATATATTGAATGTATTAAGTCTATCACGGCTATTCACGAATATTTGGGCAGTTTGGCTATATTCTTTGAGGATAGCTCTCAATTATTATCAGTTTCAGACGGTGATTTTTCATTAAGTGATGATTCGCCTGGTGGTTGTGCAGGAATTCACGCTCTTGTATTCCACGACACTGATTTGTATTTCTATGACCATACGAAAAAATCTGTATTTTCTTTCAAACAGGTAGTCAATGGTGAAAAAACCTTAGGGCAAAACGTAGCCGTAGAAATTCAAGAGGAATTGTTGAATATAGATATTAACCAAAACGACAATATTCAGGCTGAATCAGTATTTATTACCGAAAGAAATGAGATTTGGTGGATATTGCCAACATCTGATGAGAAATACTCTACAATCCTTATTTATGACTATTTAAAAGGTGAATGGGTTAAGAGAAAATCTCAAAAGATAAATTCTGTTAGAGTTATCGGAAACACTCTTTATTCTGCAGGAAATGACGGAAATATTCTTGAAGAATATAATTCAAATACTTTTAATGGCGAGTACATTCAACATTATTACAACTGTTCTCCTTTGAATTTGGGAGCTATGAATACGTTGAAAATTTTTGTATTTCCGCCAAGAGTTTCATTCGATTTACCGTATTCTAATACTTTTTATGTTAAATACGTCAAAAACTATAACAATTTTAAGAAACCAAAAGTAAAACTAATTAAGAGCAAGTTAAAAAACTTCCTTATTTGGGGTGTTGGCTTATGGGGTGTAAATTACTGGGCGTCAAAAGCAACAAGTGCCGTAGGAAAATTCCCTAACGCAACGTTTAAAGTTGATGAAATGAGCATTTATACAGAAAACGAAACGCAGAATTTCTCCATAAAAAATATAGAATTTAGCAAAATAAAGGTGAAGCAGGTGTGATTGAAGTTTTTATTCCGACAGATATTAATTTTAATTATGAAGAATGCGAGGAACTTTACCAAAAGTATCAGCATTCTATAGGCGACAATGAAAAGTTTAGAGATGTAGTGAAAAACACATATTTTTATTCTTTCTTTGAGGACGGCAAGCATATCGGGTGCATTTATTACTATTATCGGGACGGTAAATTGTTTGTAAATGCTTTTGCAAATAGGCACACTCACGAAACAAACATCAAATGCTTAAAGCTAACTTTCGAATGGTTCGATTGTGATATTTATGCAGAAACAAGGCACAAAACAGCTATTTATTGCTTATATAAATGTGGTTTTAAAAAAATTGGTAACAATATTTATAAATATGAAAGGTAGGAAAATATGGGTGGTTCAAGTTCAAAATCTAGTTCTAAGTCTAGTTCTTCAACTACATATAAGAATACGACAACAACAAATCCTTATGTAACTTCAACGACTAATGACAGCGGAACTACAACATCTTTAAAAGACGGTACAGCTCTAAGCAGCGTGTACAATTTCACGAATGCAAATATGGACGATTTGTTAAATCAATACTTAAATCCAAGTCTTGATACTGCAACAAATCAGGCACAGTTGAACGCTTATACAAAAACTTTGAATAACGAAACAAGAAAAAATCTTGAAAACAACATCATAACTCCGTTATCTCAAAGAAATATGATAAGAAGTTCTCAAGCTACAGATTTGTATAATAATTTGGCAAAACAACAAAATGACGCAATTAGCGACTATACTGCTAATCTGCTTACTAACAGCCAAGAAAATACGGCTAATATCATTACAAACCTTATGAATTATGCTTTGCAGGGTTACAACGTTGTATCAGGAAACCAAGCTCAATCTCTTAATACTTCAAGTGGTAACGCAAGCAAAAATACAAATTCAAGTGGTAGTTCAAGTAGTGTTAGTTACGGACTATAGGGGGATAATATGGATAACAATAATTTATTATATCAACTATATTTACAACAAATCGCTGAACAAAATCAGAAACAAAATAGCCTTAAAGGCTCTTTAGGGAAATTAAATGATTATGGTAACAATCTTTCTACAATCGGCAATGCCTTGAAAGATTCTGTAAATAATGAAGTTGCTCAAAAACTAGGTGCTTCTATGAGTAAATTTGGAAACACTATGTCTAATGGTGCGACTTCTGCAAATAACCTTTTGAATGCTCCGTCAAATTATTTTAAGGGTGTCGCAGGTCAAGGGTTGCAAAATCTTGGTTCAAGCGTTGCTTCGCAAGGTGGAGCATTGGGAACTTTAGGCAATGGTATTTCTAGCTTAGGTTCTACTCTTTCAGGCACTACTGCAGGAGCTACAGCAGGAGCAGCTACAGGGGAAGCCGTTGGGGGATTGACAGCAGCAGGAACTGGAGCTGCAACAGGTGCTGCAACAAGTGGAGCAGCTGCAGGGGGAGCTGCAGCAGGTAGTGGAGCAGGAGCAGCAGCTGCAGCAAATCCTATTGGTGCATTAGTTGCGTTAGGTGTTATGGCTGCAACTGGTACGAACAGAAAAGCTGCAAAAAAACAAGGTCAAGCGTTGTTAAATTCCACAATGCAACAGGCACAACAAGCAAACGCAGAATCAGACCAAAGGCTTGCCCAAACTCAACAAATAGCTCAAAGTATGCAAAATCAAGATTATACTACTCCTGTTTTGCAAAACAATAGTGGTTATATGACTGGTGGTGCTGCAAATATGCAAAATTCTTATCCAACTACAAAAGAGCAGTTTTCACAATCTCTAAAAGATGTTGGTTGGGATAATAATACTATAAATTCAGCTTTAAATGGTTTGAATTTGGGTAATAAAGATATGTCCGATTATATAAATGCATATAATGAATATGCACAGGACGGACAAAGAATCGCAATTCCACAAACCGAACAAGAAATCGCAAACGCTAGAGCATTAGCAAGTGGGCAAGCACAGCAAACAGGTAATGTTTCAGCTACAGAACAGGTTAAACAAGGTTTGTTAGACAAATTTATCAATGGAATAAGCGATTTTTCAAAAGGTTATAACGAAAACAGAAATACTGCATTTTCTCCTGAAAATTTGAAAAGTGATAAATTTGCAGGAACAACAACATTACCAAATGAAACTCTTGTCAATTATCAAAATGATTTGAGAAATCAAGGAGTAGATGAAAATGTTGTTAATGCAGTGGCAGAGGGTAAAAACAGTGGTAATAAAGATATTGCAAATTGGATAAGTAACAACCAAGCAGCATATCAGCCACAAACCGAAACAACATATACTGATAAAACAAAAATGGGACGTTTGGGAGAAGCCGTAGGAACAATTGGACGTATGGTTAATAAACCTGCCGTTCAAGCTCTATTGGCAGGTGGAATATCTACAGCTTTGACAGGCAATCCATTATATGGTGTAGGAATGGCTGCAAAATATGGTAGCAACCGTGCATTAAGCAATATTTACCAAGACGCATTGGCTAAACAAGGTATTCAAACTGACACTGGAATGTTTGGCAACCTAACATCTACTGATATGGACGCTTTGATGAAACCTCAATATAAGGAAGTTGAAAACGAAATTTTGAGGGAAAGAATTTCAGAAAATAATAGGCACAATGTAGAAATGGAAAAAATATATAATGACAAATTGGAAAAAACTAAAAGAAATAATGCAACAAATAATGCAATAAAACAAACTAACGCTAATGCAAATGTGATTAGGGCAAATAATTCAGGTAAGAAAAGTAGTGGAAGTGGTAAAGCTGCAACTAAGTCAAAACCACAAGAGCAACAAGGTTGGAACAGCGACCTTGCAGGGTTTACTCGAATTATAAGCGATCCTCGCTTTGCTAGTAAAGCAGGAGAAGCAAGAGCAAGATTTATACAAACATACGGTGTAGATCCAATGAAATACGTTGATAAATAGAGGGAAAAATAAAAATGGGATTATATGATGATATATTAGGGGAAGAACCAATAGCGGTTGAACCTCAAAACAATGAACTAAAAGCAGGCAATCTTTTTGATGATATTTTAGCAAATCCACAGGACGCAGCACAATCTACAGACGGTTTTCAACCGAATTTTGCGGAGGGGCAGACTAATCCTATATTCGATTCTGCAAAAAATATGTTACAAGGTGGAATTAAATATTCTCAAAATTTTGTAAATAATTTCGGTCAAGGTTTGAATGCACCTGTACAAAATCCTAATGTTGCTCAAGGTTTGGGAAACGTTGCAAGAGATTTAAAAGGATTTGGAGCAGGTTTAATACACGGTATTCCACAATTTATTGGAGATTTAAAAAATCAAACTGCCGTTACTGGTTCAAATATTGCTCAAAATCCGTCTAATTTAGGTTCTGTATTGCCTGCAGTCGGACACGGTATTGATAAAGCTATGTCAGATATTGCAGGTGGTATAGCTAATCTTCCCGAAGCGTTTGCAGCTTCTTATATGGGTAGAGAATATAATCCAAAAATACAAACTGTAGCTCCTGTTGAGGGTACAGCTGATTTGATTACGGATATAATGTTTGACAAAGGCTTGATTTCTGAACAACAATACAAAAATTATATCGCTCATAAGTTGAAAGCAAGACAAGACCAAGCAAAAGTACCTCTTGCTGAAACTATTGGCGAATTTTTGCCTGCAATGTTGCCTGTCGGAAAGGCTGCAGGTTTAGGAAAAACAGCACAAACAGCAAGTAACCTTAGCAAAGCTGAAAAAATTGCTAAAACAGCTCAAGAAATCGCAAAAGGTTCTGCAGTTGGGGCAGGCTACGGATTTGTCGCAAATCCTCAAGGTTCTTTGGCTGAACGTTCACAGGCAGCAGGTTCGGGAGCTGCTGCAGGTGCTGCACTAGGTGCAGGGGGTAAAGCATTGCAAGCAGGTGGGAAAGCTGCAGCACCATACGCTTTTAAAGCTGCAAAAAATACTGCTTATGCTGCAGGAAAAGGAGCAAGAACAGTTCTTGATGTTTCTGCAGAAATTAAAGATAGGTTAAATCCGAATAATTATGAAACCGTGCTAGACGCTCGACCTGTAGAAACTGGTACAGGTTTGTCAAAAAGAACAGTTTATGAAACAAAACAAAAAAGAGTATTCAAACGTCCAAATAATACAAAAGATGTGAATACAGGTTCAGAAGCACCAAAAATAGGTACTCAAAAAGTAGGAACAGACTTTGTAATGGGTGAAAGTGGAGAACTTAAAACTCCTGCAAGACCAAACAGAGTTCAGAAACTTTTAACCGAAAGTGGAGAAACTGCTAAAAATAATGCAGGTGCTTTTGATAATTCTGTTCGTAACGAAAAACAAGAAAAAGCAAAAAAAGAAGTAATCGACAGAATTAAAAAACTTGCTCCAAAAACTGTAGAAAAAGAAACAGCAAAGATAGAGCAATCTTCAAGTAATTTCAAAAAAGGAGATATAGTCAAGTCTAGCGAGGGCGAAGTATTCGAAGTCGGGGAAAATGGAGAATTTCGTAACGTTGACAGTGATGAGATTATAGCTCCAAGTGCTGATGAAAGTTTTTCTACTTACAAGGCGAATGAAAAAGAACTAATCCAAAAGCAAGAGTTCAAATATGACGCTAAAGCAAAAGGCGACACAAATGCTCATAACTATGCAATGGCACAAGATGAAGTGGTAGAAGCATACAATAATTATGTGAAAAATCCTACAGTAGAAAATAGGGAGATTTATCAAGATACTTACGGTGCAAAAACAAGCGAATTTATGCAAAAAGAGGACAGTTTTAAAAAGGACAATCCGATTGCAAAAATTGCACCAAAAACAGTTGAAAAAATTCAGGAAAACAACGGTACTGGGCAAGCCTCTGAAACAAGCTCAAATAGTCCAGTCAATAATAAGATAAGAGAAACAGTTAGTGGAGAAAATCTTGTTAAAGGAGAGAGTTACGCAGTTAATAGTATAAACGACGTATTAAAATTTACGGGAGAATATAGGGACAACAAAAACCCTGTGTTTACTGGTTTAACTGGCAAAACTTGGGTTTTGTACCCTGATAATGAATTTAGAAAAGCTGGTGTTCTTGATACAGTTTCAACAAATATTAATGCTAAAACAGTCAATAAAAACCATACCGACCAAGTGGGCGATATGGTTAGTCCTGCTGCGAAAAAGACAAAGACGACTAAAACAACCAAGAAACCTACATTGAGATACACTCAACGTGATAAATATCTTGTCGCTACAGATTCTGCAGGAGAAATTTACCACACTGACGGGAATGCAATGTTTAAGTATAGTTTTGTAAATCATCAGAATACAAAAAGCACAAAGCCTAAAAATGGCGATTTTAATGCTAGTGAAATTATGGGAAAAGCAGAAAATAATTCTATCAAGTTAGAAGATATTGGAAAAGCTAATGAATTTATGATTAACAGACATAAGGTAAAAGGGAGAATTTTCCAATATAAAACTCCTGACGGTGAAGCTAGATACACAGCGATTAACGATAAATATTTG